GGAGTAGCACACTGGTTAGACGAGGCGGTTATAAACAATTGGACGGTCGAGGAGCTACGTTCTCACCTGCCCGTAACAAAGCAATCGAGCGAGTGGAAACAATCGGCGAAAAAGTTGATAGTAATAGCCGAGGATTTGATTAGTTCGCCATCGTTTTACGTGGACGGCAACGATTATAAAGTAGCTCGTAAACTGCTACAAGCTACGGTCAAATGGATAAAAAAGATAACATGACAATAACTCTTATCATCTTATTTTATCTGTCTTATTTATACTGGCTTTACAGGTATAGTAAAAAATTTGTCTCTAATACCAAAAGCCGCCGCATGTCTGTTACATACGATGGGGATGAGCGGGTAGAAGCCTGGTGGGGTTGCGATGAATAGACATATTGAGCATGATGAGCAGACGGCTTTTATTCAGTGGTGTTTACTCAATACTCACCGCGTCCCAGAGTTAGGGCTAATATTTTCAATCCCTAACGGAGCGATGTTAGGCGGCGGTCGGATTGGCGCTATCAGAGCCAACTATCTAAAAGCCGAGGGGTTGAGGTCCGGAGTTTGTGACTTGTTTCTCCCGTACCCTAGAGGCGGCTTTCATGGAATGTTTATCGAAATGAAACAGAGCAAGGGCAAGCTCTCGCCCGCTCAAAAGCAGTTTATAAAAGATGTGGAGAAGTTGGAATATTTTACAACCGTATGCTACAGCGCGGATGAAGCAATCGAGCAAACAGAATATTATATACACCTAATAAGGAGCGGTTATGAACACAGTACGAAATAGAATTGACGCTCGGAAAAGCGAACGCAAGTCAAGTCAAATCGAAATGGACGGGGTACGGCGCGAGCTTTCCCGCCACCCTATGATTTTTATTGGGCTAATCGGGTCTGGCTTTCTTACTGCTCTTGCAGGGGTATTCATTGGCGTAGCTCCCCACAAGGTAGACGGGGTGATTACCTTTTTCGCCTCTGATACCGCTTGGGCGGCTATTATCGGGGTATTTTTTGCTCTGCTCTACTTGGTATCATTCCCTCTCATTGGCGAGTATGGGACGTATTTTTGGCACAAGAAAGCGGAACTACGCGACCCCGACTCAGTTATTCAGGCGTGGATAGCTTACGTCATGTTTGCGATTACGTTGGGATTTACAGGCGTGACGGCTATCGCCGCGAGTATAATCCTTGCTTCCCTGCTCGGGACGTTCGATGTATTTGTACAAATACCCGAATGGGCTCAAACGTGGACGGTTATAATAATTCCTGTTGGTTTTTTACTTCACTCTGTCGCTAATATTTTCTACCGTCACTTTAGCCGCGAGGCTGAGGAGAGCAGGGAGTTAGAGCGGGAACTACAAACGGCTGAGATAGAGGCGAGCGCTCAAATCAAAGGCGCTCGGGTAGAAGCTAGAAAACGCATGGCTATCAGTCAGGCTGAGGAATACGCCCGCTTGTCTATGGGCGAGGCTGAATATATCGGCAAGGCTAGAGCCAACGCTAGTTGGCAGAAAGAAAAAGCCAACGCGGGGCTAGGCTCTGCTCCTACTACGCAGGCTTACGCGTCAGAGCTAGCATTGACCGAGGTAAAGACTGCTCATATCCATCCTGTTCAGGGCGTAGTAAAGCCAACACGCCCAAACGACCCAAAACAATAAAGCCAACGCCTGAAATAGATATATCGGCGTTGGCATTGTCAGACCTTGAGGAGGTAACACTAGATGGACACAACAAAACAGGACTTAGACCAGAATGGCGCAAAAGTGCCAACGGCTCGCTTAGAGGGGTTACTTTTCGAGAAAGGGACAAAGCTCGTCGCTCAATCCGTTACGTCGGGATTAAGAGCGTTGGCAGTAGAAAGGCAGAGTTCGACCGCTACGCCTCCGCCTATGCCGTCAGAGATGACCAAAGCCGAGGCGTTGGCTATCCTATGGACGGGAGCGGAGGATTTGATAAAGAGCAAGCAGGCACGGCTCTACCGCTCCCAATCAACTGGCCGCGTAGTACTAGAGTTGTTTCAAACGAGTTATGACCCTGCCAACGGTCTGGTAGAGATAAAATGAAAAGCCTGCTAATCGTTCTAACCCTAGCCTGTGTCTCTTGTAGTGTAACGATTGCCAACGCCGCTCCAGTTGCATCAGCCAACGCCAGCCCTACGCTCACGCCAGCAAGCCCGCCTGCTCCGTTGATAGTAGTGCCAACGCCTAATCACGTTACGACGCTCGGAAAGCTAAACATTAGAGAACTGCCAGACACATCCAGCCCGGTACTTGGCTGGTATGAAGCTGGTGTGGTGGTGACGGTAACGGCATTGGTGGACGGTATCGGCTGCCCCCGCTGGTACCTGGTGACACATCAGGGAGAGCGTGGTTATATCTGCGCCGAGTGGACGAGTAAATAGGTGTTTAGGCTGCAGAGTTGCAGCTGAAACAATAGTTGGGCGGACGCTCCGCCAGAGGTGAAAATGTCAGATGAAGAATTGATAGACTTGGCTCATACTATTTTATTACGCATGGCAATGCGTGGTGGGCATGATGCTTACACAGGTGCTTTGCTAAATAAGTGGCTCAAAGCACATGAAAGCCGCCCAACAAGGCGTGCAGTGGATGGGGTGGTGCTGCTGGCGCAAGATGGCGAATTGCAGGCATGGTCTAGTGATGGCATGTCGGTTCGATGGCGTCCACCCCACCACTAACGCAAGTCCGTTAGAGCGCATCCTTGCATGGTAGGTGTTATGGTTTATCCACAGTCGGGCTGGTATATGGCAAGCACAAGCAATGTGAGAAGTTTTTACAATTCTACAATGGGCTACATTCACACAGTTCGAGTTGGCAGGTCTGCTGGTGGAGATATGGCAAAGCGCAGGTTATTAGAGTTTGTTCCGTGGTGTTTAGATAATGGCGTTTTTACTGGAAAGTTTAATGAAACCGATTGGCTAAAAAAAATAGACGCTATGAAACCGCATATAAATACCTGCTTATTTATCGTCATTCCTGATGTTATCGGAGATTGCAAATCAACACTTGCACAGTTCAGCCACTACCGAAACATGGTAAAAGATTTTCCCGTTGCGCTTGTCTCACAAGATGGAATAAAAGAACATGCTGAAAACATCCCGTGGAATGATTTTGATTGTCTTTTCGTTGGTGGTTCAGATATACACAAATTAGAAAAGGAAGGCGCGTGGATAATTCAAGAAGCAAAGAAGCGCAATAAATGGGTTCACGTTGGCAGGGTAAATTCAGCCAGCCGAATACTGAAATTTTGGCAGGCTGATAGTTGGGATGGTACGCACTTGGGTTTTATGCCGTCCGATGTCTCAAAATTTCACGCGGCAGTTTTACAAGTCCGCGCCATGAAGCAATCAAAAGGATTATTTGATGATTTACATACTGATGTATTTAGCGGCGATTATTCTCGCCAATCTCTCTAGCGCATACTTCGGCGCGTCTGCCAGTATCGTCAATGCGTTTTTGTTTATTGGGCTTGACCTTACAGCCCGCGATAAACTCCATGAAGCATGGCACAAAAACGGGCTTATCTGGAAAATGGGCGCATTGATCGCCGCTGGTTCTTTCCTGTCATGGGTTATCAATCGTGACGCTGGCATAATCGCAGTTGCGTCCTTCGCCGCCTTTGCTTGCGCCGCTCTGGTTGATACTATCGTTTATCAGTTCTTACATGAGCGCAGTTACATGGTCAAGGTCAATGGCTCAAATGTTTTTAGCGCATTAGTTGATAGTCTCATTTTTCCCACCATTGCTTTTGGTGGATTTCTCCCGCTTGTAACTCTTGGTCAGTTTCTCGCCAAAGTTGCAGGTGGGGCATTGTGGGCGTACTTCCTCGGTAAAGTGCGCTCTAACAACTGCGTGCAGCGGACGCGATAAAGCCGCGCCGCTAACGCTAACCGTTAGGTTGCTTCGTGAAAAAATATTGTGATGAATGTGGAAGTGAAATGCAACCGAGAGCGAATCAAACTCACTACTCGGAGAAAACAGGCAAGCCTTTATTTGCCTTGTGGTTGTGGTGTTTGAATAAGAATTGTCCGCGTTATCGTGCTGGTGTTCCGACTGGACACCTTGCAAAAAGTGACGCATCCGAAGCAGAGGCTAATCGCTGGCAGGCACGCCACCTAACACAGCGTGTACCTGACGAAAAGCCTGCGGGCGCGTCTTTTATGTCAAAGTTATTTGCGGCTTTTCGCCAGTAACGCAAACCGTTGGGCGTTTCTTTGCAAGAGGTGAAAATGAATTTACATGAAGGTTTCCAAATTGGCACTCGTGTCGAAATAACCGATAAGCAAAATGAGTATTCTCATTACGGCAAACATGGCGTAGTGGTTGACCATCCGCATATTTGGTACTCAAAAGTTTTATGCGATGACGGCAGTGTGTGGTCTGGTAACAGGTTTTTTCTCAGGCTATCACAACGCCCAACACAGCTTGCACCCGACAAGGGGCGGGCGGCGGTCGTGAAAGATAATCAGGCTATTGCCCCTTGCGGGTAAAGCAAACCGTTAGACCCCTTCGTGAGAATAGCATGGAACTCGATAAAATAATCTCAGGTGATAGCGCAGTAGTCTTGCAATCCTTCCCGCCCGATTGCATAGACCTTACCGTCACATCCCCGCCTTACGATAATCTCCGAACCTATAACGGCTTTGCTTTCGATTTTGAAACTATCGCCCGCGAGTTGTTCAGGGTCACAAAAGCGGGCGGCGTGGTAGTGTGGGTTGTTGGCGACCAAACAAAAAACGGAAATGAAACGCTTACCAGTTTCAAGCAAGCAATTTATTTTCAGTCCGTAGGCTTCAATGTCGAAACGATGATTTACGAAAAGGCGCAAGCCTGTTTTGGAAGTAATCAGTTTTATTTGCAAGCCTTTGAATATATGTTCGTGTTCACGAAAGGAAAACCGAAAACAGCAAACTTTTTACGAGACCGAAAGAATAAGCGTTCAGGTGTTGAATCAATGGGCAAGCAAGGTCTACGCCCTGATGGTACTAAGGCAGAGCGGCACTACAAGGAAATGAAAGAATACGGTAAACGGAAAAACATCTGGAAGTATGGCGTTGGTGGTGGTAAGTCTGGTCATCCCGCCGTATTCCCCGAAGCATTAGCGCAAGACCATATCTTATCTTGGTCAAACGAAAATGATACCGTCCTCGATTGTTTCTGCGGGTCAGGCACTACCCCCAAGATGGCTAAACTTCTCAACCGTCACTATATCGGCATTGATACATCCGCTGAATATGTGGAACTTGCAAATGAGCGTTTGGCGCAAGTAGAGCGGGGTCTAACAACTGCTTGCACCCGACAGGGGGCAGCCGTAGCGCCTTCAAGTAATAATCTAGGCTTTGCCCCCTGCGGGTAACGCAAACCGTTGGGTGCTATAATGACCCCAACGCCTGACAATCAACCACAATATAAATCATGTCGGAGTACGACTGCCAGTCCGTTTGGATTGGCAGTTTTGCGTTATAATTACCTTATCGTCTAAATAACAGATAACAGGAGGCTTTATGTTTGCTAAACTTTCAGGGTATAAGACGGTCATTTTCTTTGTTCTTGTTTTACTGGTTGAGATTGCCAACCTCTTAGGGTTCGGGAGCTTTCAAATGTCCGCACAGCAACAGGATATTTTGTCGGTAATTATCCCAGTAATCGGCTTGGTACTACGGATGGTTACAAAATCCCCCATCTTCGCCGCTCCGCCGTTACCAAAACCAAAAAAAGACAAATAATATTAGCAACAAAAAAGCCTCTTGTTATAAGAGGCTTTTTGTTTTGTAATTGATTACAATTATTTTGTGTCGCTACAAAATCTACATCTAACCTTGATTTTACTTCCATCAAAAACTACCGTCTCTTTACCCGTCCCTTTGCAATATGGGCAGTTTGTAGCCTTGCGGCTGAGCTTACCATTGGCGCGAGCGGCGGCGGTCTTGGCGGGGGAGGATACGCTCCCGCCTTTACGACCGAGCGCGGCGGCTGAGGTCTTTTCTAGCTGTTCAATTCTAGCGCGTAACTCGACTAGCTCTGTTAGTGCCGCCTGTGCTGATATTGGCGCTATCTTATTGGCAAAAGCTATGCAAGCCTCAAGCGGGGATAATTTTATTCCCGCGTTCAACTTTGTAGCGAGTTCGTTCGCGTTCATTACTCGCCTCCTAGCATTGACACTACCTTATCCATCGCGTCCATGTCGTCCATCGCCTCTACCCGTCCGTTCTTGTAATAGAGGTGGTCTATATTGCTTGAAACGTAATACTTGTAAATTCCGTATGCAAGCATTGTTACCGTGACTGTCCAACTGCCTATAGTTTTAGTCATCGCTAAGCTCCTTGAAAGATTAGATTAGATTGATAAGACAAGTGTAGCCGTTAAGCCCAAGCCCTTGTAGTAACGAATGTCGTATTACTTTTAGTCAAATGTCACTAATCCGCTGTATAATCAAATAAAATACGGTAAAGGAGCATAAAAGCGAATTACCAATCAAATAGAGCATAAAAACATTGACGAGAACTCAAAGAAAGAGGCTATGAAAAAATGACACAACCAAAAGTTGAAGTATTGAAAATAGAACAGGGCGCAACACCCGACCCGCAGAATGTGAACAAGCACACCCAGCGCGGGCGCGGCTTGCATGAAAATTCCATGCGGAAGCGTGGGGCGGGGCGTTCTATATTCTCAGCGGGTAAGGGCGTGGATGTGCCTGTTGTGATGGGCGGTAATCAGACATTGGAAATCGCCGCAACTTTGGGAATGGAAGTTATCAATGTTCACACCACAGGCAACCAGATAGTGAATGTGGTGCGTGATGACATCGAACCGAACAGCCCCGAATTTTACGCGCTCGGCATTGAAGATAACGAGGTCGGCAAACTTTCCTACAATCCAGACGTTGACATCCTCGCGGCGGTAATGGCCGACCCTGCTATGCAAGCGTTGAAGGAAGCCGACAAGATGCTGGCGGATATTGTGGAGGGGATGGGGATGCCGAAGGAAACAAAAGACGCAGAGCCGCAGGTAGACAGGGCGGCTGAATTGCAGGAGAAATGGCAAACTCAAAGCGGGCAACTTTGGCAACTTGGCGCACACCGTTTGTTGATTGGCGATTGTACGGTGCGGGAGAATGTGGAGAGGCTGATGGGTGGGGAGAGGGCGAAACTTGCGCCAGTAGACCCGCCCTATAATGTCGGATTTGAGTATGACGGTGAGACAGTGGACGACCAAAAGACCGCTGAAAAATATGAGGCTTTTTGTCGGGCGTGGTTTAGTGAATGTCAACGAGTAAGTGAAAAGCAGATAGTGACGGCAGGTTGTTACAACCTGCCGTCATGGTTGCGCTGGTTTGATAGTTATCACGTAGGCACATGGATAAAAACAAACAGCATGACTAACGGGCGCGTGTCTCGTTTTTGGTGTTGGGAACCCGTTATTTTTTTTGGCGAGAAGTTTGGAAACAAGCGTACTAATGATGTTTTCGATTATCCGATAAGCAATCAAAGCGGCGTAGCAAATCATCCATGTCCGAAGCCTTTGAAGATGTGGGATGACTTGATTGAAAATTACAGCGAACCCAACGACATAATTTATGAGTGTTTTGGTGGTAGTGGTACAACGCTTATTTCATGCGCTAACTTGGGGCGTGTTTGTCGAATGCTCGAAATATCTCCCAATTATGGCGCTGTCATCCTCCAACGGTTTGCGGATGCTTTCCCCGCTGAAAAGATAGAACAGGTGACAGAATGATATAATAAAGAAACTCCGCAACGCTTGAGACGTTCGGAGAATGATTAAAGCAGTGAGGTGCTTCAATGAGAAAAATTGTATCAGGAATTTATCAGATAGTAAACACGCAAAACGGGCATAAATATATTGGCTCGTCAAAAGATACTTATAAACGTTGGCAAGGTCACAGAGAACATTTACTTAGAAATAAACACCATAGCCCATATTTACAGCGGGCTTGGAATTTATACAGTGAAGCAAGTTTTGTTTTTGAGGTTATCGAAGAATGTCTTATTGTCGATTTGATTACAAGAGAGCAATTTTATATTGATACGGTAAAGCCTGAATATAACATCTGCCCAACTGCAAGCAGTAGGAAGGGTGCAAAGATGACCGCTGAGGCGATTGCACGAATGGCTGAAAGGTTGCGCGGCGTAAAGCATACGCCAGAACAGAACCAAAAGAAAAGCGAATACATGAAAAAGGCATGGGAATCTAGAAAGGGCTGGACGCACTCAGAGGAAACAAAAAAGCTGATTGGCAAAAAAGGGGAAGGCAGAATACCAACAGACGAAGCGAGAAAGAATTTATCGGAAGCGGTACGGCTTGCTTGGGCAGAGGGTAGACGCAAGGGTGTAAAGAGTAGTAAAAAAAGAACTATGCCGCCGCCAACCGAAGAGGCAAGAAGGAATATGAGCGAGGCTGGCAAGCGTAGACGCGAGCGCGAAAGACTTGAAAAATCACAGATAAACTGTGAGGAAACTGCGAGAAATGGCGAATAACGAAAATCTAAAACCGTTCAAAAAAGGATATGACCCTCGGAGAAACCTTCGCGGTGTTCCTACCGACGCGGTAAAAATGCGAAAACTAATGAGGGAAATTGCGTCTGAAATAATCGGGGAAGGAACAGAGGCAGAAATGACGCGGCTTTCCGCAATGCTCCGCCAGTTGTGGACATCCCGCAACCCCGCTCATAATAAGCTGGCGTTACAGGTGCTTGACCCGAAGATACTCACGGAACACACAGACGTTACAAGTGGCGGCGAGGTGATAGAGTTCGTGGTTAGGACGGCTAAAGCGAACGATGAAAAAGACACAGATTGAGTTAGTTCAGTTCCATCCTCAACAACAATACGCTCATGATAATAGCAAGCGTTTCAACTTATATATGGCTGGGCGTCGGTTCGGTAAAGACATACTGCTACAGCGCCGAGTATGTGAGCGGATTAGTAAAGGTTCGGCTCAGGCGTGGTACGCCCCGTCTTATCGCATGATGAGTGAGAACTTTAGGGAGTTAGGGAATATCCTGGCTCCCATTGTTATATCATCGTGGAAGGGCGAGCGGCTCGCGCTAAAGGGTGGCGCGGTCATAGACTTTTGGAGCATGGACAACTATAACGCCTCACGCGGGCGTAGCTATAAGTGGGTGACTATCAACGAGGCGGCGATTACGCCTAACCTGCTAGAGGCGTGGAATTATGTAATACGTCCAACTTTGGCAGACGTTCAAGGCGGAGCAGACTTTGGCTCAACTCCAAAAGGACTAAATGGCTTTTACACGCTTTGGGCGCAAGCAGGCGAGAAAGAGGATTGGGCTAGGTTCAAGTTTAGCACTTGGGATAATCCCTACATCCCGCCGTCTGAAATAGAGGCTATGAAAGAGGGGCTACCCGAGCGCGTCTATAAACAAGAAGTAATGGCGGAGTTCTTGGAAGATGGCTCTTTCTTTCAAGGGATAGACGCGGCGGCTATTATAGACAAGCCCGACCGTCCCGAGCAACACGCGGGGCATAAGATAATAGCGGGGCTAGATTGGGCGCTTTCTAACGACTTTAGCGTATTGACTATAGGCTGTACGAACTGTAATAGGGTCGTTGATTGGTGGCGGGCTAATCAGATAGACTTTAGTACACAGCGGGAAGCGATAGCGGCTCGGCTAAAGGCGTGGAACGCGTCTGTATTACCAGAACGCAACAGCATTGGCGTGCCTAATATTGAGATACTGAAACAGATGGGCGTTAGGGTACTAAATGGCGCGGACAAGGTAGCGGGCTTTATGACTACGGGTACAAGTAAGGCAGTATTAATACAACGGCTCGCTACTGCAATAGAGCATGATGGACTAAAAGTGCCGACCGACTACGCGGATGAGTTGCGTAGTTATGAGGTAGCGTTTACAATGGGGTGTAATCCAACATTCTCTGCTCCGTCTGGCATGCACGATGACCGAGTAATGTCGTTGGCGTTTATGGTGGTGGCTATGTACGCTCCGCCAGTGCAGATATTCATGTGAGGACAAATTGACAAATAAAATACGGCTTTACGGAATATGGCAGACAGGACTAGGATGGGTCAAAGCCTATAAAGCGGATGGCAAATTATCCCCGTATGCAACAGATGACAAAACAATAGCTAAAGACGTTGCGCGGCGCATTGGCGATGGCGCGAAGGTCGAGTACATAGACGACGCCTTGGCGGTAATGGAGGAGGCGCTCCTCCGCAGTGAGTACATTCGTAAAACCAAGCGGTTCAATATCAAGGAGGCGTTCAATGCCATTTTTAGATGATTTACTAGCGTCTAGCCTGCAGGCACAAAATCAAAGTCTGACCTATGCCGCTCAGACAGTCGGTAAACAACGGGAGGGAATGGCTTACAGTTCGTTCTACAATCCCATCGACACGAGCGCTCCCGCTTACATCGTACCCAATGCCTATTATCTCGCTCAGACGGGCTATCGCTCTAACGAGTTCGCTTATTCCATTATGTCGCTAAGAAGTGGCGCGAAAGCCGAGGCGCTCCCGCGTGTAATGCAATATGCAACCGATGGAGGACAAGATATAGAAGTGTTCAACCATCCGTTACTTGAGTTACTACACAATCCCAACCCTGCTCCTAATATGACTTGGCAAATGTTTATGAACGTCAAGCAGATATTACAAGACATTGCAGGCTTTAGCGCGTGGGAAGTTGAATACAGCAGAGGCGGGGATATATTAGGGCTATGGCCGATGACGCCGTACTTCTGCTCGTTCCTACGTGGACAGCAAGAGCCGCTCCGCGCTATTCGTTACCAGCCTTATGGATTGCCTCCCGTAGATATTCCTTTCAAAGACGCGCAAGGCAGGACAAAGATTTTATTCTTCAGTGGCGGCGAGAACTACGACCCACTTAGTGACCGCGTTCGCTTTCGCTCCCCGCTTATGGCAGCGCTCCCAGAGGTTGAGTTCGATAACGCTATGACGTTCTTTCTTACAGACTTTGTAAAGAACGGCGCAAAGTTTGCGGGCATGATTAGCGTAAGCCAAACAATAGATGAAAGCCAAGCCTCGGACTATCGCAGGCGTTGGCGGGCGCAACATGGCGGTACAGAGAATTGGGCTGACCCGCTTATTTTGGGCGAGGGCGCTTCTTATCAGTCAATGCAAATGAACTTTAGAGATATGGCTTTCCCCGAGCTTGACGCCAGGGTAGAGAGCAGGATTTGTAACGCGTTTAGAATATCGCCCATTGTAGCTGACGCTAAGGCGGGGCTAGATATTAGCTCTTATAACAACAAGGCGGCAGCTGAGAAAGGTTGGTACTATAAATGGGTCATCCCATCATGGCGTGAAGATGCAGATATGCTGGGAACGCAACTGCTAGGCATGTATCACGACGACCCCGAGAACTATTATGTAGACTTTGACTTTACGGGCGTGTATGCTCTCAAAGAGGATAGGGACGCGCAAAGTAAGCGAGCCGTAGATTTGTATAAGTCAAAGATTATGAAGCTAAACGAGGCACGCGCTGAGTTAGGTCTAGCACCTGTGGACGATGGCGATAGCTTTGACGCGACCGCTCCCGCTCAACCGTTCGGCGCTCCGCCTGCTATTTTCCCTGATAACAAAGATGAAAAAGAAAGCGAGCCTAAGACTGAGCTAAGCGCGGAACAGGTGAACGAGGCTGAAAAGCTAGAGAGCAAGAAGTTTATAGAGTTCGCCAAAAAGCGTATAAAGGCGGGACATAGAGAGCATTTATACGACTTTGAATTTAAGCTCGTAAACGCCGACAAACGGGCTGAGCTATTTGCCATGTTTGATATGGACGCTGACGAGAGCGGCGGGATGAAGGGATTAGCGGACGCTATCAATAAAGCTAACGACCTCGCGCCTGCTCCGATATTCAATGTGACTATGCCTCCGATTACCGTCAATGCTACTATGCCTGAAACTAAAGCCAGTCAGGTTACGGTAAACGTCCCCGCTCCCAACGTGACTGTAGAGAATACCGTCCCCGTTCCCTCGGTCTATAACGTCAATGAAGCTCCTACCGTAAACGTGACTACTCCGCTCGCCTCGCCTAAGAGCAGGAAAGCGAAAATCAAGAAAAACGAGGACGGGAGCTTTGAGGTAAATGAACTATGAGCGCGGTAGTCTATCAGACTGAAAGACCCGCTACCCCGCCTGCAGGGGTAGAGATTGAGACCGAGGATGTTAGCGGAGCTAAGCGCCAAGTAGTAAAGATTGGCGGGGCTACCGATATAAATACTCATACAGGCTCTACCGAGATTAGGACGTTCGCAGAGAGCCACGTTTGTACTAACAATAGCTCTAGGATACCGTTAGCAGGTGGCGCCACTTTTGCGGGTGGTTGGCAAGATGCTATAAACTACTCTGAAATACTTGTAACTATTTACACAGATAAGACCTCCGCTACTGACGGGCTCAAAGTTTGGTGGTCTAGCGACGGGATAAACGTAGACCCTGACCCCGACACTTATACGATTACTGCCAACGTGTCTAAGACGTTCTCTTTCCCGCGTAACCGTCGCTATGTAAAAGTGACACTAACGAACGGGGCGAGCGCTCAGACGTTCCTAGACCTTTCCACTATTCTTAGCCGCTACGCGTCAAAAGGCTCTAGCCATAGATTGAAAGATAATCTATCCGAGGAGGACGACGCCATAGTAACTAAGACCCAGATAGCAGGCTTTAGCACAGCAGGCGGCGGGTCGGTAGTAAACGTCAAAGTAAATCCTAGCGGAGCGGTTCAAGTTGGGGGAACGATTGACGGCATAACAGGAACGGTAGTAACAACCCGAGCAGATAACTTATATAATGACGCGTTTCAGCGCTTGCGGGTTAGCAATACTGACCAACGCTTTGATAGCGAGTTTATCTATGATAAATCCCCGCTCCTCTTTGACGATATATCAGCGGGCGGCGGTAGCACTACGTTTCAGGCTAACTCTAGGGACGTTGTACTAGCTACAGGCGGAACAGGAACGGGGGTCTCTGCAGGCTTGCGCCAACATTGGGCTAATATCTATACGTCAGGTAATAGTCAATTTATTATCTTGACGGGTACTTTGAACGGAGCTAACCTAGCAGGCGGGCGGGCTGAGGTGTTCTTACGCTCTAGCGTGACGGGTAGCGTGACCGAGGAGATAATAGCGGACAGCACTTGGCTCGCCTCTACTGCTAGCATAGATTGGAGTGATAGCCATATCTTTATTATGGACTTTCAAAGCCTCCGCGTTGGTAAGATTAGGTTCGGCATGGATAGGGGCGGTCTAGCCGTTGCTATGGCACAAATAACGAACGATAACAAACGCGCTACGGGCTATTGGCAAACTGCTAATCAGCCCGTCTACTGGCGACAATATAATACCGCCTCTTATACCTATACTGAGATTGGCTACGGTGATGAGACTAATGCAATCGGGTTCAGATATAGGATAGCTGTAAACGGCTCTCAAACTATGCGGGCTATCTGCTCCACAGTAAAGAGCGAGGGCGGCGGGGATATTCACGACGTAGCGGGTATCAGGTACGGGGTAGGGAACGGCGTTACAAGGCGGAGTGTCACAAGTACTACGAACTTCTTACCCGTTCTGTCTATCCAACTGAAAGCGACCCTAAACACTTACCCCGTTAAGTCTATCGTCTTTCCTAAAGAGATTGAAATGACTGCGGACAACGCGGCTTATTATGAGGTTCGGATAAACCCCGTTCTAACTGGCGCGTCATTCGCAAGTGTAGGAGCGGACAGCGTGACTAACGTAGACGTAGCGGCTACCGCTGTAACTGGCGGGCGCGTGATAAAGAGCGGGTATGTAGTAGGAGGTACGTCGTCGATTAAGGGAACTGCTGACCACATGCTAACCAGTAAAATCCCGTTGGGCGTAAGCGCGGCGGGGGTAGGTGATATTCTTTCAATCTGCTTTGTAAAAGACAGCGCTACTAACGCCTCTCTAGGATGTACACTTGTATTCGAGGAGGTTCGTTAGTGCTGCTACTTTGGAACGCTTACGCTCCGCCCATCATAGATTATCCCCGTTCGAGTAAACTGATATTTGCGTTTAGGATTGACGAGGACGGGAATGTTAGAAAGGACATGGACGATTATCTAAGACGTGAGAAACAACTAGAGAACGAGCTTGAGGAGATAGCCGCTCTATGGCTAGGAATAAATAAATGAACTTACTAGATAAGGCAATCACCAGCTACCCCGCTCTAATCCCGCTCTTGAAAGGGCGGGCTTTAGCTTCAGCGGTAAAGACCTACGGCTATTTCTTGCAGGCGCTAAATCAAAGAGTTGTAGATTTATACAGGGGCGATATAACAGAGGGCGCGTTCGTGGATGAACTCGCGGCGCTCCTCGACCAACAACTACAACGGGCGTGGAACGAAGGGATGCGAGCGAATGACCTAGACCCATTGACCGAGACACTCCCAGAATGGGAGCAGGCGCTACAAGAGATTATTGCCGAGCAATATATGTATGTAGACCAATACGCCTCAGATATAGCGGCGGGACGCGAAGCAGGGACAAGCCTAGCCTCTTTGCAGAGCAGGGCTTCGATGTGGGCTAATCGTTATAATGATGTAGTCGCGCAAGCCACGCTGATTACAGCGGATGGCAAGACAAAACTAACATGGCGTCTCGGGGCGACTGAAAAACACTGTACTACATGCGGAGCGCTTGACGGAATAACTGCTTTCGCGGTCGAGTGGGAGGCGCTCGGGATACGTCCACAAAACGCGCCTAACTCTTTGCTTGAGTGCGGCGGCTGGCAATGTGACTGCTCGTTAGAGCCAACAGACAAACGGCGCTCGCCCGATGCTTACGGCTCGATAATGAACGCGGTAGTGACACTATGATAAGTTTCAAGGTTCGCAACTTAGACCAAGTAAAAGCTAAGCTCGACGTCCTACCGCTCAAAGTTAGACGCATAGCGACTGAGGAAGCGGCGCGGTATTTGATTGGAGACTATTCGCATGGTTTGCAGTTCTACCCACCTCCTCCGCCTGCTAGTAAATACAAACGGACGTATAACTTGAGGTTTGGCTGGCGCGTCTCTGCTTGGGGCGATGGGGTACGGGTAAAGATACAAAACAGCGTCCTTTATGCTCCCTATGTTCAGGGCAATAAAACTCAAGCGTGGATGCACGTCGGGCGCTGGCGTACGGTATCCGTCATAGTTCGGGATAATATCAAGGGAGCTATGAGGCGGATAGATGAGGCGGTAGCCAGGTATATCAAAAGTCAGGGGTTATAATCAACCTATAACAAGGAGTAAAACAAATGCCTATAAATCAAGTACTGCTAGAACGGCTCAACAATCAATTCGACCTAGAGCGCGAGAACAATGCGTTTTACCTCGCCATGCACTACGCCTTACAAAATATCAACTGGGAGGGGAGCGCTAAGTTTATGCTCAAGCAGGCGAGCGAGGAAGCGGAACACGCGAGCTTATTTGGTCATTATATTGTAGACCGAGGCGAAGCTCCCACGTTCGCAAGCATTGACCCAGTAGTACCGCCGTCAGGCGATGACCTGCTGCCGTACTTTGAGGCGGCACTGGCTCGGGAGCAGGCGACGACCGAGAGCTTGAAAGAGTTGTACTTTTTAGCCGAGAAAATGGGCGACGAGCAGACTTGTTCTTTTATCGAATGTCCTAGTAATGGTTTTGTCGGCTTTTTTGCCGAGCAGACCAAGAGCGAGCGCGAGATTATAGATATAATGCTCATGCTCCGCCGCCTTGATAATAACGGGCGTGTATTTTATGATGAGCAAATAGGCGAGTTGTAATCAATTACAAAACGTGTTAGACTGTATATATTGACCCGTCAATAGACTTACGTTTGTAAGCGACGAGTAGAGCGGTTGCCCGTTCTATTTGTCGCTTTTTAGTTGAGGCATTATGTATAAACTAAACAATAACGATAACGGCACATTTGATATAAAGGACGAGAGCGGAGCGGTCATAAACCCCGAGCCGTTTTATTCACGCGCTAAGGCGCTGGCGAATATCAGAGCGTTGGGAAACAAGTCTGTTATAACGATGGACTTATCATACGTTAAAAGCTTGAGCGGTCTATCTGACGTAGAACTAAACGACAGGCTGGCGGTCAAGTTTGTAGCTAGGGACGAGATACGGAGTTATGTAGCTCTCTGGGGTAGTACTAAGACGACTGACCTGGAGCGCGAGTACTTCACAAAAGATACTGACTTTTGGGACAAGAATTTAGGACCTGCTCCCCGTCCGCTTACGTGGAACCATGCGCAAGACGAGGACTTCAAAGCCTCCCCTATCGTTGGACAGATGACAGACTTTGGAGATGACGAGGTAGGGCGTTGGTATGTCGCAACGCTCGAACGCTCTCACAAATACCGTAAAGCCATTGACGCGCTTATAGCAGAGGGCAAGCTAGGAACGTCAAGCGATAGCGCTCCTCAATACGTGGAGCGTGTAAAGACAGGTAAGTCTACTTGGTTAAAAACGTGGCCGCTATTCGCCGCCGCGCTAACAGATGTGCCATGCGAGCCGAGAATGATTGGTTCTGTGGAATATCTCAAGTCTTTAGGTATCGAACTGCCAGAAACGGGCGTTTGCTCGTGGGAGTGGGATACGGCTAGGCTTAAACTATTATCAATCAAATAAAAAGGAGAAACAAAATGAATGACGGATTGAAAGTCTCCCTCAAATCGGTTATGGACGAAGCGAACGCGCTTATTGCAGACGTTGGCACTCGCGCTCCGAGCGTTGAGGAACAAAAGAAACTGAATGGTTTATCTGCCAAGGCAGAGGAACTCAAGAACTCCATTGACTCTATGGATAAGCTCGACGCCGTAAAGCGCTGGAGCGCCGAGAGCGAAGGAAGCACCGTAAACACATCTAACTTTATTCGTGAAGCCATGGCGGGTGAGGGTGAGATTGCAGGCGTTACCGCAGACCCGCATACAGGCGAGATGTACGCAGTAGACGGCGCGATGAAAGCTGTTGGTGAGAACAAGCTTAAACAGTTGCGTTCAGGCGGTTACAAAGACGCCTTTGCTGATTACATCCGCGCTCAAGGTCTGGGTCGTTCCATCAAGGGCGACGCTATGAAGATTTTGAACGAAGGTTCTGACCCCTCGGGCGGGTTCTGGGTTCCACCTGATTTTAGACCCGAGCTAATCAAAAAGACCGCGGCTATGCAGAGCGTTCGACCAAACGCCTCTATCTACACGACCGGAACTGACCACATCACATTCCCTTCCGTGAACTACAACGGCGCGACCGATGACACTTACGCCAATCTATTTACGTCAGGCGTTCGCTTCTCATGGCGCGGCTCGGTCGGTTCTACCTCGGATTTTACCGAGGCAACCAACCCCATTGCAGGGCAAATTAACATCCCTGTACACCTTGCTACCGCCGCTATTATTATGACCCGCGAGCAGTTGGAAGATAACGCCTTTGATATTCTGGGTTATATCTCCAACCTCGGCGCTGAGGCTTACGCGTTGGGCGAGGAATACGCCTACACAAGCGGAACAGGCGCGGGACAGCCGCAAGGCTTCCTGTCTCACCCGTCTATGTCAATCGCCTACTCCACATACTCTACCGTCGCGGGTATGCAGTACTGGGGCAATAAAGTCGCCACAGGCTCTACTACCGCCTCATGGGGTACGGCTACCACAGGCATTATTGGCATGGAAGCTCTCACGCCTCCGCAGTACGAACCAAATGCTAAATGGTTTGCCAACAAAAAGACATTTGCAGCCATTCGCGCAATCAACGCAGGAACTTCTACACTCCCACAATGGTCGCTCGGTGACGCCTATCCTAACTACAGCAACGGGATGAGCCCATCCCTGCTCGGTTATAGTCTGGCTAAAAATCAGTTCATGCCCGACCTCGCCGCCGCTACTACAGGCTGGCTCGCTCTTGCAGATATGAGCGGCTATTACATCGTAGACCGCGTGGGTCTTTCGGTTGAAGTGTTCCGCGAAGTGTACGGCTTGCGTGACCAAGTAGTTGTTTACATGCGTAAGCGCACAGGCGGTCAGCTCGTACATTATTGGAAAGCTAAAGTTCAAGCCTCTACCTAGTCTATTTATGGCTGAGATAATGCCCCCCGTCCTATGAGGCGGGGGGCG